CCTCCCTTTTTCGCCTGGTACCTCTGATCTGCAATTTTTCGTGCACCCGGTTTGACCTGCGATCACTCCGCGTTGTCCCAGTTCAGCCGGCTACGCTCCGTCATCTCGCATCCATCACTGAGCGTGACAGTCACCGGGGGTGATGGTCCATTGCCCCGAACGAAGAAGGCCGCAGGGACAGCCGTCGATCGCCGCAACGGGCGCCAGTTCGAGCTCACGCCGGTCGAGGGTGGCCGGATCGACCCACCCGACGGGCTGCTTGCCGAGGTGCTCGAGCTGTGGGAAGCGTATTGGACCGATGCCGCTTCGACCGTCCAGACGCCGGCCGACCGGGGCGTCCTCACCCGGTGGATCAAGGAGTATGACCGGTATCTGCGCCTGATCGCCGAGGCCGACAAACGTCCGCTCGTGGCCGGGTCGAAGGGGCAGAGCGTGGCGAACCCGCTGTACGCGCTGGCCGACCGGGCGCTCGGCGCAGCGGAGCGGTGCGAGAGGCAGCTGGGCATCGGCGCGCTGCACCGGTCCAACTTGGGCATCGCGGTGATCCAGGAGCGCCGGTCGTTGGCCGAGATGAACTCGAAGTACGGACCGGGTCCTGGGGGTGGTGATGCCGACGGCCGCCACCTCGAGGCCGCGTCGCGGCCGGACCCGAGGGTCATCCAAGGCTGAACCACCGCCGGCCGAACTTGGTTGCCATGCCTGTCACTGGACGCCGGTGCTCGGTGAGCTATGGCCGTCCGAAGGCGCCACCGCGGTCGCGTGGATAGAAGAACGCTGCATCTGCGGCGAGGGCGACTTCTACGGCCAGCTGATGAAGCTGCGCCTTGATCAGGAAAAGTTCCTGTGGCGCTGGTACGAGTACTGTCCGGCCTGCTTGGAGTGGCGCTACGACGAGGCGTTGCGGGGTGAGGCCACCGGTGGCGGGAAGACCCAGTTCATCGCCGCGGTGGTGGCGCTCGAGTTTGCCGGCCCGCCTTCGATCGCCCCGTCCTCGCCGAACATTGCGATCGCGGCCGCCAGCTTCGAACAGGCGAACCTGTTGTTTTCGAAGGTGGCCACGATCTGCGGCGGCCGGGACCAGGTCGACAAGGCCTCGCCGCTGCTCGGGTTTTTCAACGTCTACAACACAGAGATCACTTTCGCTGATGGGAAGCCGGGCCGGATCTACCGCATCGCCGCTGTGGCCGGCACGAACGAGGGTGATCTACCGCATCTGTTCGTGCGCGACGAGCTGCACGAGTGGGGTGACGTTGGTGACCGCAAGGCCCGTGTCGCGACCGTGGTTGGTAAGAGCACGAACAAACGCAGGACCCATCGGGGCCGGGGCCGGGTCATCTCGCTGTCGACGGCCGGCTTCGACAAAGACCATTCGCTGCTCGGCGCGCTGTACAAGCGTGGGCTGCGGGCGTTGAAGAATCCGCGGGTGGCGCCGCGATTTTTGATGGACTGGCGCGAGGCTCCCGACGGTCTGGACTTCAAGCTGGCCAAGCATCGCGAGAAGGCGGTGCTTGCCGCATCCGGCGCGGCGGGCGTGTTGTGGAACGTGCGGGATCGGGTCGACGACTGGGGCAAGCCGGAATACCCGTCGCATGAGTGGATCCGCTACTACGCCAACAAGTGGGTCGATGTCTCCGAAGAGTCGTGGCTCAAGGACCACCCGCAGGCCTGGATGGCGTGTAAGGGCGAGTGGGAATCCGACCCGGTAAACGAGTTCGTGATCACGATCGACATGGCGCTCAAACATGACTCGGTGGCGGTCTCCCGGCTGGAGAAGCTGCCCGACGGGCGGATTGCGGTCACCTCCCGGATTTGGGAGGCGATGGGCGGGCGGATCGACCATCTGGACGTGTTCAACTACGTCCGCAAGATTGCGGTCGGGCCAGGGTTCCGGGGCGTGGCATACGATCCGCGGTTTTTCGAGGTGCCCGGCCGGGCGCTTGAGGACGAGGGGATCATGGTGGTCCAGTTCGACCAGACCCCGCAGCGGATGGCGCCGGCGTGCGGGTTGACGTTTCAGATGATCCTCGACACGAAGATCGTGCACAACGGCGACGAGCAGCAGACCGCTCACGTGAACGCTGCGGTGAAGCGGGAGCAAGAGCGGGGCTTCACCTTGAGCAAAGGAAAGTCGAAGCGCCACATCGATTTCGCGGTCACCTTGTGCATGGGTGTGTGGCTTCTGCACCAAGTTCTTGAGGCTGAAGCGGAACCGTTCGCACTTTGGGGATCATGAGGGGAGCTTGTGCGGTGACAACGTTTGAGCACGTCTCCGTTGAGGACATCACGCGGCAGGCACGTGAGATCAAGCTGGGTCGAACGCTGCTGACCTGGATCGGTGTGCTGCTGTTCGCGCTTGGCTGGATTCTGCGCAAAACAGTTACGGTGCTGTGGCTCGCGGGCGCCTGGGTTTTTGTGGCGATCCGGGAAGGGTGGCGTGAGGCCGGTAAGACGCGGGTGAGCCGTGGCGCTGGTCGATCGGATTAACGCGGGCCTGGCCGAGCTGCGACACCGCGACACCGCTCTGTCGATTAACGACTGGGCCGAGTACTTCACGTTCGGCGGCAACACCTACGGCGTTGTCCAGACCACCATGGGCCAGGTCGACCAGGAGCAGATCGGGCACACCTCGGTTGCCGGGTTCAAGGGCAGCGGGCCGATCTTCTCCCTGGTGCTGGCCCGGCTTCAGGTGTTTAGTCAGGTCCGGTTCCAGTGGACGAGGTTCAAAGGTTCCCAGCCGACGGATCTGTTCGGCTCGCCTGAGCTTGGTGTGTTGGAGCGGCCATGGCGGGGTGGGACCACGTCGGATCTGTTGGCGCGGATGGAGGTGTATGCGTCGGTGGCGGGGTGCGCGTATGTGACCCGGCCGCGGCGTGACCAGTTGTCGTTGCTGCGCCCAGATCGGGTGATCATCGTCATGGGGTCGCAGACCGACGCTGATGACCCGTCGGAGGCGCCGGACGCGGAGATCATCGGGTTTATCCACTCGACCAGCCGCGGCCGGATGACGATGTTCAGCCCGAACGAGGTCGCCTACTATGCGCCGATCCCTGACCCGGACTACCGGTTTTTGGGGATGTCGTGGATTACGCCGGTGATCCGGGACTTGCAGGCGGATTCCCTTGCCACAGAACACAAAGCCCGCTTTTTCGTTAATTCCGCAACGCCCAACCTTGCGATCAGGTTCGACGCGTCGATCACGATCGAGAAGGTCAAGCAGTTCAAAGCTTTGCTGGAGGCCGAGCACAAGGGCGCGTTCAACGCGTGGAAGTGCGTTACGCCGGAGACGGAGTTGGCGCTGTGGGATGGCCGTCGGGTCCGCGCCGATCAAGTCCGGCCTGGTGACGAATTGGCATCCTGGGCAGGCGGTCAGGCGGTGCCTGGCATGGTCACACACATCGGGTGGCAACCGCCGTCGCCGATCGTCACCGTCACCACCCAACGCGGCCGTGTCCTGCGGACCACCGCAGAACATCCCTATCTGGCCCGCCGTGTCGTCAAGCGGCATGACCGTGGCACCACCGTCCTCAGTGTCGAAGACTGGACAAACGCTTCCGACCTGCGCCCCGGCGACCTTGTGCGGATCGGGCTCGGATGGGGGCGGGATACCGGCAAGCGCGATCTGCTCACCATCCAGCAGGCATGGTGCCTGGGCGCACTGACTGGCGACGGCGGCCTGACCACCACCACGCCCGTACTCAGCGCCGCCGACCCGGGGATTGCCGACCGGCTCGCGGCATCCTATGGCCTCAACCGGATCGACACGGCGCGGCACGATTACCGGGTCCTGGGGATCCGGGCGTTGTGCGCCGAGCACGACATGATGGGCAAGCGAGCCTGGGAGAAACGGGTCCCGGTCGCCGTGATGACCGGATCAGGCAAGGTGCAGGCCGCGTTCCTATCTGGGCTGATCGACACCGACGGGCACGTATCGGACCCGGCCAAGCGGCGTTCCGCCGAGGTGGGGATCACCAGCACGTCGCTTGACCTGCTGAGTGACGTACAGCACCTTCTTGCGGGGCTCGGAGTCAACGCATCGATCAGTTCTCCGACTGCATGGAAGCCGGACGGGAAGCTACGGCGGCGTCAGGCCCACCAGTTGGCAGTGCACGGCAACAACCAGGCCACTCTTCTCGGCGAAATCCTCGACCTGGCCTGTGAAGCAAAGGCCCACAGACTGGCCGAGTATGCCACCCGGACCAGCAGGCAGCGTCGGTCGCTGTATGACCGGGTGGAATCGGTGGAGATTGGACCGTCGGAGCCGACGATCGCCGTGGAGGTAGCTGAATGGCACACCCACATCACTGCTGGGATAGTCACCCACAACACCCTCTACTTAGGTGGCGGGGCCGACCCGGTCCCGGTCGGTAATTCGTTCAAGGACATGGACTATGCGGTGATCCAGGGGCGTGCCGAGCCGTTGGCACTCGACACGCCCGTGGCAACAACGTCGGGCTGGGTCACCATGGCAAACATCAAGGTCGGTGACGATGTATTCGGCCGGGACGGTCGGCCCGTCCGTGTTGCCGCGGTGGGGCCGGTCTGGCTGAACCGGGACTGCTTCCGGATCAGCCTTAAGAACGGTGAGCAGATCGTGGCTGACGCCAGCCATGTTTGGCCCGCCGTGGACCGCGGGACCGCGAGTCGCGCCGAGCGTGACTACACGACAGCCGAGCTATACGAGATCTTCACGCGGCCCTACACCAATTACGAGATCTTCACGCGGCCCTACACCAATGGAGTTGGCGGCCACAGGCTCTCACTCGGCGCCAGCCCGGTGCTTGAAATGCCCGATGCGGATCTGCTTGTCGATCCATACGTGCTCGGCGCATGGCTAGGTGACGGATACACGGCGGGCGCCGCGATCTGTGGCGACTGGGAAGACCTGAAGCATATTGCAGCCGAGATCGACGTGCGTGGGTATGTCACAAGGCGCTGGGAGTCTCAAGTCTCCGTGGCACGGGCGCACCAGGTCGAACATGCTGCGGTGGTCGGAGTTCCGGGAGGCCTACTCGCCGCACTGTCCGCACTGGGCGTGCTTGGGAATAAGCGAATTCCCGGCGAGTATCTGCGCGCATCCGCCGCGCAGCGGCTTGACTTGTTGCGCGGGCTCATGGACACCGACGGCACCGCCGACCGGGACGGCCAGGGCTGGTGCGCCTACTCAAGCAAGGATGAGGCTCTTGCCAGGCAGGTGTTGGAGCTTGTCCGGTCGCTTGGCTACCGGGCAACGCTGTCGTCCTACGCGGACTCGCGGTCCAGGACTGGACAGCATTGGAAGGTGGAGTTCCGGTCCCGCCTGGACTGTATTCCGTTCCTGCTTCCACGCAAGGTCGCTAAGTGCGAGGCTGCCGGGGATCCTCATTTCAGTGGCCGCCGGTCGATCGTCAATATCGAGCCTGTTGACTCGGTTCCGGTTCGCTGCATCACGGTTGACAGCGCCGATCATGTGTTCCTGGCCGGTGCCGGGTTCATTCCGACGCACAACTCGAGGCTGGCCAGTGCTGCGGGGGTACCCCCGTCGTGGGTGGGGTTCGCCGAAGGACTGTCGGGGTCGAGCTTGAACGCGGGAAACTTCAAAGCCGCACATAGACGCTACGGCGACGGCACCATGACCCATTTGTGGACTAGCGCGGCGACATCGCTTGAGGTGCTTCTCGATCGGCCGGCGTCCCGGCCGGGTGAGCCGCCGGCGTCGCTGTGGTACGACTCGCGGATTCCGTTCATGCGTGAGGACGCGGGTGACCTGGCCCGGATTCAGGCGGACCAGGCGCAGACGATCGTGGCGTTGGTGCGGGACGGGTTTACACCTGAGTCGTCGGTCGCCGCGGTGATCAACAATGATTTCAGCCTCTTGGTGCATTCCGGAAAGGTGAGCGTGCAGCTTCAGGAGCCCGGGGCGGTGCCGCCGTCTGAGGGGGTGCCCGCAGGTGTCTGATGTGCTGTCGGAGCGGGACCGGGCCGCCATCCGTGCCCTTGGCCCGGCCCACGAGCGGGCACTGTTGCTGCGAAGGGTGCGGCATACGCCTGGCGGGCATCCGCACAACCAGCAGGACCACGCGGGCGGCGGCGCCGTCGGACTGGCTAAGAAGGCGGCGAAGACGGCAGCGAAGATGGGCCAGGCTGCGCTCGACGCGACACCCGCCCGTCTTGTCGATGACGGCCTAGGTCCGCGACACCCTGAGCACAAGCGGGGCACTATCGCTTGGTCGAACGGTGATCCCGGCTGGTCGGCCGAGGAGACCGATCGGCACCTGACCGCGATGGAGAACTACCGTGGGGCCGACTTCTCGCCTATCAACAAACGCCTCCGGGGGCTTCCATATCAGCTTTCATCCATCGACGATGAGGCGCTTGGCGAGGAGGGGTTCCGCCGCCGGATCGGCGAGCACATCGAATTGCTCGACGACGTGATGGAACACTCCCGCCTCATCGACGACATCACGGTGATTCGGGGGACGTCGACCGGCCGTGGCGTTTTCGGTGACGCACTGGACGGTGACCTGACCGATTTCGAGTGGACCGAGGGTGCGTATGTCTCGACGACGGCGAACCCGGCGATTGCCGAGTACTTCACGATCACCGGCCTGACGATGAACATCCACGCGCCCAAGGGAACTGGGGCGATGGTTCTGTCGGGGATGACTGGGGAGCGGTACGGCAAACCCGTCGACGAAGAGGCCGAGGTTCTGCTGGAACGCGGCCTCCGGATGCGGGTAGTCAAGGACTCCGGGCCGGGAATGCCGCGGCAGCTGGAGATCGAGGTGGCTGGTCGCCCGGATTCCGCTCGGTCGACGGCGACTGAGCCCGCCGAAACTCGAGCAACTGGGCCCAAGGCCACCGCTCGCAAGCCTAGCGTCGAATTGATCGCGCGGATGTCGATGGAGCCGGAGGACTACACGCCTACGACGAGCGGGAAAGTCTCTCGCTCGCAGTTGCGTGAGCTGGTTGCCCGTGAGGTGCGGGCGCTGTTGCGCGGCGATGACATCGACGACGATCCGATCGGCGAGCTGGATGACGACACCCTGATCCTGTTGCAGGCCATGCACGAACTGGACGAAGAGTCCGGTGTCGAGGGTCGGGCGTTCAACCCGCAGTTGCACAAGCGCTGGCCCAAGGGCCACCCGTTGGGCGGCAAGTTCAGGCCGATGGTTGACCTTCTCAAGGAGGCCATCAAAGCGTTCGACCCCGCCAAGGACAAGCACCCGTTCGTGCTGTTCAAGCGGCCACAATTGTTGAAGGCCGCCAAGGCCCGGGGCATCACGCTTCAGCGGGGCGAGGACTGGGACTCGATCGCCGCCAAGCTTCTCGCCGACATCCGTGGGGCGCCGGCCAAACCAGCATCGGCGCCTGCGGTCAAACCCACTCCGACACAGACGCCCTCGCCGACCGCGGTAATTACCAAGCCGGGCGCGAAGTGGCCGACCGGCGACGCAACCACCGAGGTTCATCTCGGCGGCGACCAGCTCGGGATAGTGGTCCACAACTCCAAGACCGGTGGTTTCTTTCCGTTCCTTCCTTCCGGAAGCAAAACGACACCGCTCGGGAACCTCGTTCGGGTGCAGCCAGGGGCCGGTGGCGGCTACCAGACTGAGCAGTCCGCCGTCGCTGCCCTCGTTCGCGCACACACACCGAGTAAGGTTTCGGGCCCTGGGCTTGCGGGATTGAGCCTTTCGGAGCTGCGCATCAACCCGGCGCAGCAGTACGGCGGGGGGCGTGGCCAGTACGCCAAGTCGTCGCATGAGATCAGCCAGAACGGCACGCCGCTGGGTACCGTGCATGACTTCAGCTACGGCTGGGAGGTACGCGACGCCCATGGTAACGTGGTGAGCGTCCCTCAGGGCAGCTACTTCGCCAACAAAGCCAGCTTCAAAACCAAGTCCGAGGCGCTTGCGGCGCTTGTCTCCCAGAAGGGTACGCCGGTCTCTAAGCCCGGTGCACCTGCGCCTCCGAGTGGCCCGGCAGCGCCTACCAACACCCCGCCCAATCCGGGCACCCCTCACGGTCCCGAAATCCAAGCGGCACTGGACATTGTGTACGGCAAGGACCCCAAGGCCAAGACCATGGCCCGGCAGATTGCCGTCTACGGGGCATTGCGGCGAGATCAGTTCGACCAGCTCGGCCCGCGTGAGCAGTCAACGGTTCTGGGGGACCTGGCGTTCATCGCCGCGACGTCGAAAGGCAAGAGCGCCACCGATGCGGCCAAGCTCGTG